ATGAGCGAAATTTCATTAAAAGAACGTGCCGAAATGATAACAAGCTCGCTTGTTTTTGGAGGCGCAAAGACGTTTGAAGAATTAAGTAAATTGGATTGGTTGAAAAACACTTCCGACTATGGAATATACATGTATCTGAGAGAAGCTGAACGGTATGGATGGATTGAAACGACTATTCGCAAAGGTAAATCCAATATTTATCATGCTACACGTAAAGGCAAGAAAATGGCTAATGAAAGGGAGTAATTATGGGAAAGAAAATAGGCATAGAGATTGAAACAGACAGCGTATTGTCAGAGATAGAGATAAAAGACGCATTGGAGTATTACGGCTGGAAAGACGTTTTGAATGAGATACAACGTCAAGTTGGAGCATCTGACATTATCGAAGAAATGGGAGAAGATGAAGCGATTGACTTCCTTATTGACAATGGTTATAAAGTTGAAAAGGAATAGGCATGATTGAGAATAAACTAATATCAGATGTATGCCGGTTAATGTGTGTTGATAGTAATAATGTGTTTGCCGCTTTCCAGCAATGTAAGTTGATAGGTTTTTTGAGAATACCGGAAGCAACAAAACTGATACAAAGCGGGTTCCCGGTATATACCATAATTGGAACCATATTGAGAACAAACGCGCTGGACGGCCATAACCAAGTTTCAACCGGGAAAATAACCTATGATGATTTACTTTGTATTTTAGGAATATTCGCCCAAGACCTGATGCAACGAAGCCAACAGAAATAATAATTAAAAAAGGAGCCAACCACCAGCCGGAAAGCTCCTTTATTTTTATGCAGCCGCCTTGTAAAACTGCTCGTTTTCCTTTAGGAAATACGGCAATGTCCCTTTGGCGGTCATCTTCTCAATTCGTTGTTGGTTCTCCTTACACCAAACTTTGAATTTCTGTGGAGCCTTTTTAATCCTTCCCTTGAACTGATAATTAGAAACATCTTCGCCCGCAAGTATGGCTTCTTCATATTTGATGAAGTCCTCAAACTTCGGCGTGATAGGAATAGCTACACAACGGCATTGTGGATGCCAGCCTGTAAACTTGAAATTTTTAGGATATTTCCCGGCCAATTCGTCGCAAATATCTGGTATCGGATGATTATTTGAGAGGATAATTTCAAAGCCCAAAACAAGATCGTTATTTTTCCAATTCTCGTAATCTGCCGTATGATAGGCAATATTCACTTCACTACGAGACAAGCGCATTGCATTCTTATAAGATGAACGGTACACGCCTTTACCGGGATGATAGTTCTTTGCACGCTGGGACAAAACAAGGTTCCCATGCTTGTCGCGTACCCGGCGGAATAACTTCTTGGGTTCCTTCAAGTATGTTCGTACATCGCGGCTCAACGTTGCCGCACTTCGCCCGTCACCCAAAGCAATATCCAAAGCAAGCTCAAAATCTGATTTACTGCTTTCAACTATCTTCCAAACGCGATCTGATAAGCCCATACCGTCAATTTTCCGCGTCTGAAATGCTTTCAAAGCCTCTAAATTTCGTGGTTTAAATTGCGAAATTTGCTCTTTTGATAGGCGGCTTGATAAAGTTATTGCATCAACCAATGAATCGTTCTTAGCGCAGCTTAAATCCCATGCATCAGCATTCCCTTTCGTGATAGCCTCGTAGATGCCTTTGTGCAGCTTCTCAAACAACTTCCCAATACGCAACTGTAATCCCGGAAAATCATCGAAGGAAAACGGCTTGTTTCCGGTGAATCCGGATTGTTCGCCAAGCCGGGAAATTTCACTAATGATTTCCGAGAAAAGAGCGTCAATTTCACGCGCCAATCTGTTTAGGTTAGCGATGTGCTTTTTATCAAATTTGCTTGCTTCTGCCATGATTTTACATTAAATAGTGGGTTCCTCTATGTTTCCCATACTTTCCGCAGCTTCTTCGGCCTCTATCAAGGCAAGTTCTCCGTCCACATCTTCAACCTCGCCAAGTTTCCTTATCGCGGTTTTACGTGCCATGATAGCTTTTCCGCCTGTAGCGTTGGTGTAATTTGCGATCTGTTCAGCATCGTCCTTGATATTATAAGGCGTGATGACTACTTCAACATCGAGGCTTTCAATAGCACTTATCAATGACGGGTACATCTTCTTCATGAAGGCTTTCACTACGTTTATTTCCCGGTTAAATACGTCAATCCAAAGGCCGGATTCATCTGTTACCTTCAATTGTCCGTCTACGAACATCATCTTTCGGGCTTCACCGGACATTGGGCTTGCCTTCATGCTTTCCATTGACATATCGGGCAACTGTAATTGAACGAAGAAGTTCTTGCGAATAGTCTCAACGTGGAATTTTAAGCTGTCAATGGCCTGTTCCCAAGTTTCATACCCGGCCTTTGCGTTGGCAGGATAACGAAGAACATTTCTTGCTGTCGTATCATCGTCAGATTCAGCCCCAAACTTGGCAACATCCTCTTTATCCATGAATACAACCCAATTAGGTTTGCTATTCTTACGCAAATAGTTTCCGTTCCGGGAAAGCGACCATTCAGCTTCAAAGACGTTCTTACTTTCATCTTCCCAAATAGGTTCTTCGCGGCTTCCATACACGCCTGCAATCTTCCCAATTTTGATATCTTCATTCAGTTCTTCAACCCATGCACTACCACGACCTGATTGCGCCCAACGTATGTGCTTATTGTCCGTATAAGTTTCAAAGTAGGTTGTCTTTTCTTTTCTCACTTCACGGGTGTATTGGATAGAGAGAGCAATCATATCATCGTATTCGTCAAACAACGGGAAAAGAATATTACCTTTCATTGGCGAATATGTCTTGCAACGAAGTTTCAAACGGCTTTTCTCGCCTCCATAGATCGCTTCCTGTTCTTGACTGTACCAAATTGTAGCAAATTCGCATGAAGCATAGAGGGCACGCCCGCGCTCAACATTTATGCTATCAATACGGTTCTTCTTGAAGATTCCTTCCATAATCTTGGCAACCTTCTTTTCATTGTCATTTATGGCATTATACACACGCTTTACCGGGATGCCAAAGGCGAGTTCTGTCATACGTTTTACTGCGAGTTTTTGAAGTCCCAGCGTTATACGACACATACGAATCAATTCACCCTTTTTGTTCACCTTATCACGATAGGTCTTATCAGTCATTACCGGGTGATACTTGGGTTCATACTCCTTTTCAAGTTTACTCCAAGGCGGAACAGCAACCGTTTTCAACTTCAAATCTTCTATCTTTTGGGCGGGTGCCCGTTCTTCGTTCAAAATTTCATCAATCGTTTTCATAAGCTATTTTTTTAATAAAGTTCATCTTCCAAATCTTCGTCATGTCTATCATAGACATCTTCACGTACAAGTTGTGCCGGATAAAAGGTATTGGCAAGCGCGTCAAATTCATCAATAGAGAAGCCCAAACGGTCTTTAATGTCCTCTTTGGGTTCAATGATTATTTTCCCATTTGATAAAAAGCTCCACTTGATTTCCGTCGCTTCTTCGGCGAAGGTTCCGCCGGGTGGCAACATGGCGTTCATGCCATTGTCCGGGTTCAACCAATCGCGGACACACCAAAAGAGATAAGCACGCATATTGGCGAAGGTATATTGCCCGGTTATGTCCGTTAATTCCTTCCCGCTTTTGGTTTTAGCACCTTCGCTATATTTACAACTATGAATATTGAGTTTAGCAACCTTCCAATCTTTTTCGTCGCAAACTTCCAAGCACCGGGAATATACGCCCGCGCCTTCTCCGATCGTATCAATGAATACCATTGTTCCGGTTGAATACTCTACTTTATGTATGATAGTTCCTGCAACCTTCATGTGGTCGGCTTTTCCGCCGGAATTGTGTTTGTCGAACTTCTCAACATAGTTATTATATCGGAAACAGTAAACAGAGCAGTCGCGCCCCATGCCCGCAACGTCCACACCTAAACGACAATAGTTGTGGTTTCCAAGGGTGTATTGCTTCCAACGTTCCTGTGCGAGTTCAATCCATTGCATTGGAATCAAAACATCTTCATCAACCTTCGGGAATTGTCCTAACACTTTTTTTCGGAAAAGGTCTGACGGGCGAAGCCATTGCCCCTCAAACTCAAAATCATCTTCTTTCGCTGTCGCTTCTTCCGGGCGTATTGGAGTACACCAGTTTTCAACCTTATCTTTTACCCATTCATAATCAACTTGGCCGGGAATAATTGTCTTTTTCAGCTTTACATTGGGAGCCGTGAGGCTATTTAAACAGAATTTCTTCCAGCGTTTGGCCTTCTGACTACGGGCGGCATATCCAACAACTGTATTAGGGTTGAATACAAGAAGAAGGCAAGAATCACCTTGCAAGTTACCTTCAATAGCCTCGAACGTGTCATCAACGATACCTGTTGCCTCTGTTACAATAAAGAACGTGTGTACGGCATGAAATCCCGACCACGCCTCATGGTTGTTTTCGTCAGCCTTAAACCCGGTCAAGAACCATTCTTCATTGTCGGTTCTGATGTCATAGGCGTTCAGCTTTCCCGGAAGAACAAAGCCACGACGCTTGGCGCGATTGTAGAGCCGGGAAACTTCCGGCATCATGATATTTTTCACTTGTCGATCGGTGGGAGCCGTCAATGCAACTTTGGCATTTTCAATCAATTCTCCTTTTGTGTTCCAGCGCGGTTTAAGATAGAGCCAGCAAACGGCACAACACGCGGCAACGAAGTCTTTCCCACGTGCAGTACCGGAACGAACGGAAACGAGTTTGTTTGTCTGTACAGCGGTAACAATGGCCTGTTGTTCTTCGTCAAGGTTCACCCCAAGAGCCTCTTTGATAAACTTATTCCAATCTGCACGCCAAGATGAAAACAAGGCAGCAGCACGCTTCTTTATTTCAGCCTCATTCCTTCTCATCTTCGACAAGTCCTGTTTCCATTAAAAGAGCAGAAAAGGACATTCCGCCGGAAATATCTTTCTTTTCCGGTGCGTACAATCCAAGTAACTTTCTGCGCTCAATCAAAGCCTTATGAATAATATCAAGATAGCGCGGGTCACCATAGCAAATAACTTCTTCTTTCTGTTGTTCGAGTTTTACGGTGATAATGCCGTTTTCTTCTTCGCTATTTCCCGGAACCCCTTGTTGTTTGGCTTTTTTGCGTTCATAGTCTGTTTTGGATTTCTCCCAAGCTGCCCAAGCCTCTTTAACGATTGAATCAAGTCTTTCAAGTTCCAATTGCAAAGCCAAATCAGTGTTATCAATACGGGTTTCCCGCCATTCTTCCAAGAGTTTATTTACATCTTTGCTGACGGTTCGCAGGGAATAAGAAGGCAAGTCAAGCCGCGCCATAACTTCGTCGCGGATGTCCCGGTAGGAATACCCGCGTTTGTATAGTTCGGAAATAATATCCAACCGGACAATCTGCGCTTGCCGGTAATCCTTCATTTTGACTTTCTGTTTACCTTCTGTTCCTGCCATAATCAACCGTTATACTTGTAAATCAAATTTTCGTTTTCATCCTTCCCGATCGGAAGTAGGATGCCTTCAAATAACTTATACGGGCTTTGTCCCGCTTGTGGGTTGTTCCACAACCAGCGCATATAATCGGCCATTGTCATGGTGTCAAACTTCGCTTTCTTCTCCGAACTATTGGTGTTGAATCCAATAGCACGAATCCATTCAAAGCCACCTACCAGCTTCTCAATATCGCCTTTTATATCCGGCCAATGCACGTAGCCTTTTTCCTTCGCGATCTGCAACGCTTCGCACCATTGTCCGCGTGAATAATTCCAGGAAGAAGGCAGACCGCAACATGAACCGTTGCAACACAACTCTTTGAAATGGGCATCAGAAACATAGAAGCGCATCCCGACTTCTTCGCAGAGTGCTTTCATGTTTTTAAAAAAAGGTTCTTTCACCTTCCGGTTCAGACGAAGGTAGCCGGATGATATGCTGTATTTGCGGTAGAACTCCATGACATCAAATCCGCATAGCTCGTTGAAGGTAGGCATAAAGGCTTTCAAAGTTGGGGAACGTTGCTCAACGCAAAAGAACTCCGTACTCATGGCCGTTGCACCTCTGTTGGCAGCTTCACGAATCAAATCAAGATATGTCGGTGTTGATACTCCGATAATGAAAGGCCGGAGCCGAAGCGTTGCGCCGCCTGCATCCGCTTTCGCAATTCTTTCCAGCGCGTCAAGACGTTCTTTTGGGGACGGGACACCCTTCTCAATGATATGTGCCTTCTGTTCGTCCAGCGTGATAATTGAAAATTTAAAGTTCCAATTCCTTTGCCCGCGTATCAAGTCCATGTAACGATCATCTTTCGTGAACCAAGTTGCTTTGGTCGAGAAACACAACGGATAGTCAATTTCTTTGAAGAAACGGAGCAATTCAAGGGTAGTACCACGGGTGCGCTCGAAGCCATCGAATTGGTCGGATAAACCGCCCCATTGCATTACTTTTCGTTGCTTTATGTATTCAGCGAATTGTCCGCCATATTTGTCCGGGTCAGTAAACATCTTTTTCACCCGATCAACAGATACGCCACGAACATCTTTATGCAGATACGTTTCTTTGGGGTTCCCTATTCCGCGCTGGAATTGGGAGAAACAATACAAGCAACCAAATGAACAGTTGCTATATGTGTCAAATGTCATCGGCATGGAACAATCTGCAATTTCATTGCTCCAACGCGGTGATTGATAATACTTTTGAGGCATGATATTCAATCTTTTGGTTAATACTCATTAGGATGCCAAGAGGCTCAAAACTTTGTTGTAGACCATTTCAATTTCTTCGTCAAAAGAAATTTTTCCCGTATCGAAGCACATCACCGGAACACCTATTTCAGCCCATTTCCTTGCCGCCTTACAAGCGTTCTTCTGCTTCGGCAAAGTCATATCTGAAAGTCCTACTTTTCCACGTCCAAGAAGCCGGGAATGAAGCACCGCACCATCGGCGTAGAGGAACACAATCAAATGCTTTTGCGCCTTAAACATGGCGTCTGTGAGATTCATCCCGAAGGTATCGAGATACGAGCCTTCACAGAAAACGACTTCGCAACTTTCAAGACCTTTTTCAACCACATCAGGAAGAACACGAGTACAGTTGAACGAATCTACACCGCCATAGCGAGTTTCAGCCCGGTATCTACCAGCGAAGCAAACGCGGTTATCGTTGCAGAAAGTCAGTTCTTTTGTTGTTTCTCTGATACCGCCAAATCGTTCTATCAGAGCTTTGGCAAGCGTCGTTTTTCCAACGCTATTTGTCCCGGTAATGAATACACATGTTTTCATAAAAGGCTGATTATTGTATTTTCCCATTTATTCCCGGCAACATCGTTCAAAAGGCGTTCTGTATAGAAGCCATTCCAGCGTGTACCCTTCTTCAACTTAGCAACAGCGCAAAGGCTTGTTTCGAGTGCAAATACATTGTCGTTTGTATCAGCTTTTGCCCGTTCAATGAAGGCCGTTAATTCTTCAAGATTTTGCGTTCCTGCAATTATCTCCGCCCCCCTTGTATAGTTCTCATCCGATTCAAATTTAAGCGCAAGATCATCAACTATTTGCTTCCCGCTTAACTTCGCCCAGACTTCAAGGAAAAGAAATGCGGCATACCGTCCGAAGTAATACCAGCCACTAACTACTTTGTATTGTTCGGTGGTAGTGGTAGCCTTGTCAAGTTCTTCAAGAAGTTTCGGAGAAAGCTCACTCATAATCCGGTCAAATGTGTTGCCAATTCTCACGTATCTTCTGTCAGTACGAAATTTAAGTTCAGACTTCGGTGTATTAGGATTGCATAATAACTGTAAAGCACTTGGGATATGGTAAGTAGTTGCATAGAAATAAGCAAGCCTAAAACTATTCCATCGTGATAACCCGAAATACTTGGATAACGAAGCAATCATCTTTTCCTCAACGCCTGCATCCCCGCTACGGTGGTACTGTATGTATTCTTCGTAGGTCATGGCGTTAATCGGGAATAATTTCGTCAATCCGGTACACAACTTTGTCAATAGAAGCCATTCCAAGAAGCGCAAGAAGCTCCGGCAAGCGGTCTTTTGGGTAGGTGATGATAATACGCTCCATTGGTGTAGTGTCATCGCCCTGCAGTTTCGGAAGGTCATTTGGGTTCAAGTCAAGTCCTTGCAGTTCCGGCGGAAGGTTTTCGGCTGGTATTGCACCTTTTCCGTCATCTTCGCTTTCGTCCGGCTGGGAAGGTGTAGAAGAATTGTTTGAAGCGGCAGGCTGAATCGGAGTAAATGCGACGGGTGCGGCGTTCCAAACGTCCATTCCCCAATCTTCAAGTTTTTTATTGTCGAAAGTGTTTGCTAACAAATCATAGTCCCATTGGCCGTAGCTCACGTTGTCTTTCACAATGAACTGTTTCTTTTCATCTTCGGTCAATTCGCTTGCCTTAATGATATAAGCAAAAGGAGCTTCAAGCCATTTTCCCCAATATTCAACGAGTTTATCACGTTCAACCTTGCTTTTGCTCTGAAAATCCGCAAGGGAAGATAACCGGGTTGCAACTTCTTCCGGTGTCATCTTTGAGATAGCTTTTAATGCGTTTCCCCTCATGTTACCGCCAAGAGAAAGCATCTTGTTATCAACGACGATCGGGCGCAATTCCAGCATCTTAGGGAACACCAAAATTGAGTTTACTAACTTCGTGAACTTATCCGAAGTGATTGTACGCGGATTGGCCGCATTGGCTTTAACCTGCGTTAGTTTTACTTGTTCTGTTTTCATAACCTGCTGTTTTTGAACAAAAATAGCCCAAAACGTTTACATTAGAAGCGTTTACAGGCTATGTTTAATAGTAATTATTTAATTAAAGTTTTATCGAAAAACCCGCATAAACCCAAGCGAGCAATGCAGCGTCCCGGCCTTCTTGATTTGTGTGTCCCATTATCCCGGTAAATTTGGCAAGTTCTTCATGGGTAATCTTTTTATCTTTCCCCTTCCAACATTTGGTAAGTGGTTTCACTTCGTCAACGTCTATCTGCCAGTGTCGGCACATCTCAACGATCTTGCGGGCTGTCTCGTGGTTTCTTCCGGTGTGGTTTCCTTTTGCGGCGGCAGCGGCTTTGCTGTCCTTCGGGTTCAGATGCCAATTCCCCTTGTTCATATACCCGGCTTCTACGACAACAAGAAGGTTCTTTCCTTCAATTTCTGCACGTCTTTGGGAATAGCGCAAGTAATCTAACAGGTCGGGAAAAGAAAGCGTAGAAATTTCAAGTATTTTGCTTTCGCAATTCAGATACGCAACCCCGTTCTTTTCCACGTCCGGGTCAATGCCTATTATCACATCAATCTTTTTTTTCTTCGGTCTTATCATAATTATCTGATTATTAATATGTTAAATATAAATTATGCACATTTTTAGGGCTTTTGTAATCCTACGTATGTTTTTCAGAAGGGGAAAAGGAGCTTTTTGGCCTCGCACGCATATACGCATATACACACACGTATGTACATGCCCACCTTATCTCCCCCTACCCCCTCTTTTCCTCCCAAAAGTCAGCGCGGGTTGCTCCGGGTTCTTTGCCAATAAATTTTAGGCTTAAAACAACGCCTTTTATCTGGTCGATGAAGAACAGGCTTGTAGGAGCAATAAACACCGGGTTCTTTCTTCCGAAGGCTGACAAACTCATAGTTCAGATTTTCGATTTTCAACTTTGTTTTCTCCACAGCGTCTTTGAGTTCGTCAAGTCCGTAAACTGCTTGGTAGTGCTGAACGAGCCGTATTATTTGTTCCTGAAGGGCTTCAAAGGACACGCCCAAGGCGATGGCAGCTTCGGCAATAGCCTTCACGTTTTCCACGTTAAACTCAATAGTTCTCCCATGACATACAACCCCAACTCGTATCATTTCTGCCCCCTTTCATATTCTTCCTTGGTGATTCTATGACCGGGACACCCTTTGTCGAAATGATCGAAATTCGGGCATTCAGCTTCACCGCACATCGGTATGACCTTCCAGCCTTTAGCTTGACATTCGGCAATATACTTGCGGCATTCTGCATCGGACAATTCTCGGCCTTTTTCATCGAAGAAGAAGCCTTTTAAACTTCTTCGGCCATAGTTGCGCAGAAGCCCGGCAAGATTCATCGCCATGTGGCGACGCATATACGTCGGCGCGTGTTTCGGCTCTTCCGGTAGTTCGTATTCCCAAAGGCTCAACTTTCCCTTTACGCCTTCTATCGGTTTGTCAAACAATATCGGGTTTTCTACCACCCAATTATAAACACCTTTTTCTGCCCAAACAGAAGGGTGATTTTTAATACAAGCAACTATCTCAACACTTCCAATAATAGCAGATACAGGTAACTTATTACATGGTATTTCAACCGGAAGGAATAGCCTCTGTTCTTCGGTCAAAGCGTCCCAGCCTTCTTTTACAGGCTTTGCGCTGGCATGAATTAATATCCGCTTACCAATATACTTGTTAGGGCATTCCCAAGTACGGTTTTCTATGGGCTTTATTCCTTGTACAAGCAAGCTCGCCCAAGGCTGCTTTACTGTCAAAACTTTGTATTTCATAATCAATCTTTTTTATCGTTTTTGTTTTCTAAATAAACATCAAATAAACGGGCGGATGCAAGGACGGCAACCAATACTACCGTCCCAGCCCAATGCCAAAAATCAGAGAATATAAATTTCAGTATTTCAAGCATATTATTTCCCCTTCTTTTCTTGCTCGATTAGTTCAATAAGGTAAGTACATTTCAACTTCCAATACTTCGTTTCCACCTGCATCTTTCTGTATTCAAAAAACAGATAGATCGCGTTTGTCAGAATGACAACAATCAATAGTAACACTAAAAATCTTCTTGCTCTCATTGTAAATCTCCTTTTTCTCCAATAATTTGTAATCTTAGAAAATTGCACCTTGCCCACTTGATTATTTCCTCTTGAATCGCATCATCATCGAGGTTGTCAAGAATATCCCGGAAGGAATAAGAAGCACCGCACGCCTCTTGGAAATGGGCAACAATGCTTTTCTTTAGTTTCTCTGCCTGTTCGGTTTCCCCTTCATTGATAATTGCCTGGAGCTTTTCAAGGTCATCTTCTCCGTTGGCCTCCTTTAGAATCCAAGCAATCTCTTCATCTTTAGTCATGTTCTTCGGCTGATTTTTAGCTGATTCTTTTAGCTCTGCAACGATTTTATCAACTTCCGGGCAAGGAGCCTCAAACATCTGTTTATAGTGGGCGGCTTGCCTCTCAATACGCTTCTGCGTCTTTTTATTCAGTTTCATTTTTCAAATTCTTTTCGGTTTGTTTATCGGTTTCCAATGGGTTACTCTGTAATCGTCATAATATTCAAAACTTTCAAGATAATCTTGCGTCCAGCCGAAGTTATTCCAAACAGAGGTAACATATTCAACGCATTCTTTGCCATCGTAGGAATATACGAGGCGCAAAATGCAATCTGTCCCTATTTCGGGCGGGTTTTCGTCATCATCCTTACACTCATGCCATTCTTCAAACTCGTTCCAACGTCTTGCTATTTCTTCGCAGAGAGCGTTTGAACTATCCTTATCACCTGTATGAATATCTGCAATAGTGAAATTCATCCCATCTTTTACACAAAGTAAAGCGTCTATTTCATCATGATTAAAAGGGCGTTTCCCTCTTGCTGGAATACAAAGCAATTTAATTGTATCAGTATCAAATTCGGCTTTAATATACTTCCAATCTATTTTGATTTTCATTCTTTGCCTCCTTTCAATTGTTTAATCACTGCATCAGCAGTTGAAACAGACCATTCGGCGATATTTTCATGATTGGCAGAACTAACTACATATTCAAGCGAGTTAGCACAATACCCTTGCATGGCAGCTTTCGCCAATTCGTAGCGGCGTTCTTCCCAATCAATGCTTTCGTCCAAAATATCTTGTGCGCTTGCTGTAAACGTTGAATCAGGATATGCAGCACTCAACCCGTTCGCAATTCTTTCATCATTACAGCTTTTCATGCCCATAGCATCAATGAGCGTGGCAATAGCTTTATTTGTTGCTTTCATTTTCAAATAAATTTCCTATCCCTTGTACCTTCCGGCGGCGAGGATAACGTTTATACTCTGTTTGGATAAAAGGGCAATTGGCCTTGTGCGTAGCATCGTAGCTTCGTTGGCTAACTTCATCATTACCGATCATCTGCCAATCAATCTCACGCTCAACAGAACACCGATAGTTCGGCGTATCTTCGTCCAATGCCGATTGTGGACGTTTGGACGGGCGAACACTGCGAGACTTAACGCAGTTCGCACAGTTCCGTTGCGTCCAATTCATGTACTCTGTTCCGTTGCTAAATAGCGGTTTTTGCGTCGTTTTCATCTTCCGTCTTTTTAGGCGTGAACAATATATCAACTCCGTAGCGGTCTTGAAGGTCTTTCAGAACTTCTTGCAAACCGTCTGTTTTAGGTTCCCAATCTTTATGAAAGCTGGGGAAATTGGCGTAGAACACTTCACGCAAACGGTCGGCGTGTTGCGCCCATACAATATGGGTGTTGGCTCCTTTACTCGTTTCAGTCATCAGTTTGGAAAAGGCGTTGAAATAGTCATCGTTTCCTCGCTGGGCTTTATTGAACAACATTTTCATTTGTCCCATTTTCAAGCCGTACTTTTCAAGAAGGCCGTCGGCTTCTTCAAAGAATGTTGCAGCGAAGGATTGAAGAAGATAACCGGCAGAAAGCAATTCATTGATTCTTTCCATTCCTCCGGTTTCGATCATTATTTTGCGCAAGGCAGCTTCTTTTATCGCTATTGCTTTATTCGCTTGGGCGACATTCTTTTGCACACCCATACGTGGTATATAAGGTTTCTTCATCTTACTATTTTTTGAGGGTGAACACTAAAATTCCAATCTATAATTTCATCCGGGAGCGTTGTATGAATATCGCCTCCGAGAACCAGCCCACAGTGCTTTTCTACATATTCGCGGGCTTGCACCTTATCGTGAGCCTTTACGGTGAAGGTTCCTTCAAACACGAACTTTGTTTTAACGGAATACTCCTTTGCAGGTGGTTCCGGGCAATCTTTCAGAAGGCGTTTAACCTTCCGAATTGCTTTTTTGTAATCCCTTATTGCGCATGGTTCCTTTGCGCGATAAAGAGCGTTTTCCAAGTCCGCAAGGCGTTTTTCCAATGCGGAGCGTTTAAATTTTACTTCCATTATGCTATGTTTTTAAGTTTATGACTGATTTTTCGTGCAAGGGCTTCACAGAGAACACGCGCCATATTTACCTCAACAGCGTTTCCGATGAACTTCTTTTGATCGGCCTGCGAACCTACAAGGGTGTAATCTTCCGGGAACCCCATAATTTTTTTCAGTTCCGGTATGCGCAACATCCGCATTTTAATATCAACTATCCCGTATAAAGCCATGAACTCTTTGATTTTACGGGTCATTGGGCTGTCAGTATCGTAAATCTCGATCGCCACACGTCCGGTTTCGGTTGCGACCAGATAAGGCGGCATTTTATCCATGCGGGCAATCAACGTGAAACAAGGGTTATCAACGGAGCCACCTGCACTATTAAATTGAGGATTCATCAGGTAGTGCCATTTCCGGTTTGCGGTTACTGTTTGCGCTGGTTCCTCTATGCTACTACCAACGTTGGAAAAGTTTGTATTCATAATCCACGGGCAGCATTTTACAAGGTTGTATTTCGGATTGGCCGTAATGCAGCCAAGCGGTTTGTCAGTAGATGCAGGCTTGCTATTTCCATATTGCTGGTCAATGAAGATAGGAGCTACAACCCTTTGTTTAGGAACCGTAGTAATAGCCGGGCAAGGCTCGTTTATACTTCCATGCTGTCCGCCACCGGAATAGTAATTCATGAAGAACGGAGAAATTAGGGAAAACCTGTCTTTTGTTGTAACGGTTGCAGAAGGCTCGTTTATTGAGCGATTGAACCCATTGCCATAATGCGCAGAGACGAAAGCAAGCCTATCTTTCGTTGTCAATGTGGCCGCAGGAACATCAACAGAACTATTGTGGCCTTTTCCCCCATAATAAGCCGAAATAAAGGCATGATGATCTTTGCAAGTAATTGCCCCGGCTGGTTCCTCTACGGAAACATTTTTGCTTTCGGGGTGCCCGCTGAACTGTTTGGAAAGAAAACAGACTTGCGCCACGCCCAAGCGGTTTTGAGTTGATACTACCGGGCAGGGTTCATCAATTCCCGGTGCTTGATACTTCCCATTTCGGCTCATGCTATTCCATTTAATCATGAACGCTTCTTTTCCTCCGGCCACAAACTTAACAAGTCCAGCATAGATACGTTCCAGCGTCTTTTCTGCAAGTGATTTTTCACGAAATATACTTGTACCTTCATCGGAGAAGTCAAGAACTTCTTTGACCGGACGCCATTTTTCTAAACGGCCAAACATATCTTGCCTGCCACCTTTACAGTGGGTAGGCTCCGGGAATACAATAGGCAAACCCTTCCTTGCGAATATCCCAAAGAATCGTTTCCGCGTGGTATATGCACCAAAATCGGCCGCATTCAATATCCGGTGATCGAAGTCAAAGCCGTATTTCTTTACGTTGCGAATCCATTTCTGATAAAGTCTGCCTTTATCCATGCTTATGGGCTTCCCGCTTTCGTCCATGTCGCCCCATGACATAAATTCCTCAACGTTTTCAATTTGAATGTAATCCGGGCAAATAGCCTCAATATACCGGAAAAGATGTTCAGCCAGCGTCCGGCTGTCGGCATCCCTTGGCTGACCGCCTTTTGCTTTTGAGAAATTGGTACATTCAAGGCTCGCCCAAAGAACAACCGCCGCACCCGGATATTGAGCCTTACATTTGGCAAGATGTTCAATAAGTGGGGAAAGTTCCAGTGTGCGAATATCTTCCGTAAAATGTAATGCGTCCGGATGATTGGCCGCATGGCTTGCAATTGCGTTTTTATCGTGATTGACACAGGCAATAACCTTGGCGCATTGTTCCCCGTCCAGCCGGGCGTTCTCTACACCCGTCGAAGTTCCGCCAGCACCGCAAAACAAATCTATGTACAACATTGAAATCATTTTGCGCCTCCCTTCTTTGCCGGATGATTAACGCCATACCCAAACATTGCGAAATCGCCACGCGCGGGGTCATTTCTGAACACTTCTGACATTGCCTTGGTAATCTCTACAGCCGCGATAAAATCGTTGCTCTTACGTGAGATAATTCCAAGTTCCAAAGCTACCCGGTGAACGTGAGTATCTACGGGTATGATTAATTTCTTCGGGTTGAAGTTAAGCCAAAGCCCTAAATCAACCGGGCTGTCAGTACGTATCATCCAGCGAAGGAACATACAGAGACGTTTACATGATGATGTTAAGGTGCAGGGTATTCCGTAACATTCTCCGAAGAAGTCTAAAAGTGGGCGGAGAAAAGTTTCATCATCGCTTGTTTTACGCGTGAGTAACATTCCTGTCATATACATGTATATCGAATTGTAGGCTGTATAGAGGTCATGCAAACGATCGCAAAGGCAATAGAAATCATGCCACGAATAAAAACGATAGAGAGTTAAAGCATCACAATCCATAAAGTCTTTGTACTTCCCTTCCATGATGTACTTGTACGGGCTTTCTCCCATGTATTGATGAACTTGTTCTGCGGCCTCAATAATTGCTTCGCGCCTTCCAAACGCAAGCCAAGCGGTAATAAATGCACTGACTTCAATGTCCTGCAGCATTTTGAAACGGCGCGGAAACTGCACCGGATCGCTTTTTACAAAGTCGGGCGTTTCATACTCATTAGCCCATTCGATTAATTGATTTTTTAAATTTTCTTCCATTGTTGTTGTGGATTAAATGTTTTTATTTTCTTCGGCTTTCGCCGTCCATGTGAATTATGTTATAAAATTTTAGTCTATCAACCAGTCGCCCGTATTCGTCATTGCTGAAATAGTCCTTTATGTCGGACGGCGGCATATTCGTTGTTACATGGGTTTTTACCCGATATTGATTGTACACTTCCGTCCGAGCGTGGAAAAAGTCCATTATCAATTGCTTTGTGTCTTGGCCAAAATGCTGGGCAGTCTGTAACCCTACGTCATTGAGACAAAGGTTTTCGGGCTGGCATCCATCAAACCCCTTCCGGTTGGCCTCGTTGTAGGTGTACAAATCAAGATGTTCATGTTGCTTAAAGTAGTTTATCATCTGCGTAACTGATACGTTATGAAAGGCGTTCGGGTTCCCGGTCATTTTCAGATATTCGGAAAACGCCTGCATGATAAGCGTCTTTCCAACGCCCACATCACCGCAAATTATAAGGCTCTTATGCAACTTGTATTCTCTATCGGGAAAAACGCTTTCTGCTTCCTTTTGTCCGTTGAAATAAAGCAGGAGAAAGCGCATAAGTGTCCGGTTATTATTATCAATGACGAATGTCTTGTTTTCATTCGCAAGTTGAACGTTCCCGGCTCCAATCACCAAATCGGCGTGCTGTTTGAAAACAGCTTCATTGGCAAGGTTGTCAAACGTTCCCTTCGTTCGCTTTTCCCACTGTTTTTTCAGTGAACTATAATAGGCATCAAACTTCTGCGGCTCCATAATCAGAAAATCTTTTCGTCATAGTTGCGTTTCTTCGGTTCTTCCGGTGCTGGGGAATCATCTTTCTTTTCGTCATAGTTACCTTCCCAAACCTTCACCCAATTCTTGGCGTTCTCAAAAACCCAATCAAAAGAAGCCTTCCAACCTCGTTTGCTCTCACCTTTGAGAAACTTGCTTTCCTGCATCTTCTTGAAAATTGTTTGCATTATGGGCATGGCCTTCTCAATTCCGCCCATTTCTTCAACGCGGATGCGGATTTTGTTTTTACGGGCATCGCTCAATGTGAATATCTTCGGATAGCTCGTACAAGTGGCATTCCACATATCCGCGATTTTTTTAGCAGGCAAAGGCTTTTTCTTTTGGGAAGGTTCCGGCTGTATAATTTCTTCATCTTCCATTTTAGGGTCAGCCGCCTTGCTCGCGGGCGCGGGCGTTAAGGCTTCTTCCCCTTTAGGGGGAGAAGGAATATTATCTACTTTAGGAGATAATATATTATTCTTCTTAACATTCTTGTTTACGTCCGTCTGTTGGTCTGTCTGCTGTCCGTTCTGCGGTATTATCTGCCGCCCGTCTGTTGTATCTTTTGGCGTATCATCTGTTGTTTTATCTGCTGTACTTTCTGTTGTACTACCACATTGATACACTTCATAATTAACTATTGATATTAAGGACATTACGCTGTTTTTCTGTCGTACTATCTGACCGCTTTTTTCAAGTTCTTTTAAGAAGCGATCTACTTTGCCGCGCGACCACTTCCAACGATCTGCCAAAGTGTCTTGCGCTTTGCCAACCTGCCCGCGCTTGATTTCAACTTTATTGCCACGGACATAGATATAACTTTCATCATGATTCGCGATAATAAGCAAGTCAATCCAAGCCTGTAAACGGGTGAACGCCTCCGAAAAATAAAGAGGGTTTTCCGTAATCTTTCTGTATAATTTTATCCAACCGTCCATAGCTTATTTTTTAAAGTAAACATTAGTAAGCTGCCTATTACCACTAAACACCGCCCATATACCGGGAGAAGTTTCTATCAAGTTCAATTCATCAACCCGTCCGAAGCGGTCATAATTCCGACACAAATCGACAATCCAGCCTTCTTTATTAGGGCAAGGACGTATTGCCCTGCCGACCATTTGATAATAAAGAGCAAGGGACATTGTAGGGCGTGCAAGAACGATCGTGTCAAGTTCCGGGTAATCAAAACCTGTGCTTAAAACACCCACATTTGCCACTACGTTGATTTTTCCAGCCTTGAATGATTTAAGTATCATCCGGCGGGTTTCCTTTGGCGTTTTGCTGCTAATTACAGCCGAAGCACCGCCGATCATTCTAACAAGGTATTCAGCTTCTTCAATAAACCGGGTAAATACAAGAATAGAAGTACGCCCAGCAACAAGTAATCGCCGAACAATATTTTCAAGATGCGCAGCAAATCCAATCTCCTTATAATGGCGGCGAACGCTGGCATCTGTATAGTCTGCACCTGTGCTATTAATTCTTAACTTTGAGGTATCTACTACACTGAGACGATAGTAGTTCAATTTAGCCAAATAGCCACGTTCTAACAACGTTCTTATTTGCACTTGGTAGATTAGTTGAGAAAAGACGCGCGGTTTGGTACGCGTGAGAAAACGCAGCATAGAGCCATAAAATTGATTTGAATATAAGCGATAAGGCGTTGCCGTCAATCCAAGCACTTTACATTTTATCGTATTGATAAAGTCCGCATACATTCCTTCTTCTGCATTAACAAAATGACATTCGTCTATAATAGCAAACCGGAACCGGGCAAACAGATGTTTGTTGTTCTTCACGCTTCCAATCGTGGCGAACGTTATCCGGCTGATTTTTTTTGAATTGAAAGAGGCTGAAAATATCGAGCAATCCCAAACGCCGTATGATTGCAGCTTTCCAAAGTTCTGTTCAAGGATTTCGGCGGAAGGCTGGAATATAACAACAGGTTCACCCAAACGGTAGGCAATATCAGCAATAACAAGACTTTTCCCGCTTCCCGTAGGCAACACCATTATAGCGTTGTTCTTGATAGGCGAAGAAAAGAAACGTATTGCCGCATCGCTGGCGTTCTTTTGATAATCTCTTAATTCATACATTTTTCGTCAATTTTAAAGTTTCTACAGGATAGAGCTAAATATCTTGTGCCAAGTGGGTATCGTTTGCCTTTCATGTAAGAACGGCGTTTACAGCAACTATTCTCATGAATACAATATCCGCAACCTATTCTTCTATCCCATGATTTATTTCTTCTTCGTTTTCTACTATTCATAATTGTTGTTGTGGATTAAGCCCCGCTAACCGGGAAGGAAAGCGGGGCATGGTTAGACTTATTTTTCGATGATTACAATGTCCGGGCAAACGGCCTTGATACGGTCAAGAACAGCTTCCATTTCGGCGTCTCTTAATTCGTCCAAAAGGTCATTAGCTTCGGGAGAAACAAGCGTACAAGAAAAGTCGCTTGGATTGATGTAAACCTCAACATTGATTGTCTGCTTTGGAGTTCCTTTGAAAATAGGAATACGGAGATTGAAGTTTTCCGGCAAATTAGACTGAACAACCTGATTGATAAGCAAACGACGATCGCCACGGTTATTATCCATTTTTTCGATGTCCTTGTCTACCTTCGCTTTGAAGTTCTGCAATTCTGTTACGAGCTTCATTGCTGTTTGCTTATTCTCAAAACAGGTACGGTTCATTTTGAACAATTCAGCCATTTCAAAATTGGTAATATATTCGCCTCCGTTAATACCGAATTTCTTGAACTCCGGTGAAACATCCAATGAACCGACAATTACACTACCGTAGTGATTATTTTCATTACACTGCAATTTGATTGATAAGTCCTCACGATCAACAAGAACGTGATTTGTTCCTTGATTAACCAACCCAAGGCGCATACGGGTTTCCAGCCAACGAGCAGGAGCATCAAGCGTGCCGGAAATTCCAACCTTAACGGGTTCGTGAATTTCCATTGCCTTACCTTCGCGAATGACAATTTCACCACACTGACCGGGAAGTCCACCAGCCAACATTTCTGCAATCTGTTTCTGAATCTCTAATTTCATTTCTTTAGTTTCCATAATTTGAATTAATTAAAAAGTGAATAATCTGATTTTTCTTAGCCTTCTGTACCTGTACGGCGAAGTTGCATTTGAAGGGTGCTTTGTCGTTCCTCCGGTCGAATAGGACGTGTATAGCGTAAAACTCCGTCACGGTCATAATATCCCACTGTCCGGGTTTCGTCATCTATGAATTTGAAGCAATCTTCACTAACAAATTCGGCCTTCTCTTTGAGAGTTTTTGCAATCTCGCAGTTTTCTTCTTCCAAGTGCTTAATTTGGTTTTTATAAGCCTTGTCTTGCTCCTTGTAGATTTCATCTGCCGCGCGTTTATCCGCACGAACATCGCGCAATTGAATATTCTTATCAACAAGGGTTTCTTTCAATTCTTCGCGTTTTTCTTTGCTTAGTTCTTTGGTAAAATCCAAGACCTCTACAGCATCGCAACTGTTACGAAGAATGTCTTCACGTTCAAGTCCGGCAGGAACGTCCTGCGCCAAAGTTTTTTCTAACATATTAATTGGAGTTTATGGGCGCAGGAATAACCCGCACCCGGTTAATAATGAGTTATCTTACAGGCAAAAGGTAATCTTGCCAAATTTCGGCAAACTGCTTGCCGAAATAGATTGCGATTTCTCGACTTTCGGAAGCAAGGGCACCCCCGTAGTACGCGGTCGAGTCCGAGGCAACGGTGATCGAGCTCAAAACCGACACACCAAGGTCGGCACCGTAGTACGCACTACCAACACCAGCGGGAGATTCTTTTTTAAGGTCAAACCAAGGATAATACTTGTATTCGTCGAAGTCCGCCCAATTAGGACACCAGCCAAGATTAAGAGCCTTTGCAATGGTTACTAACTTCTTGTAAGCGATTTCGTGTGCGGAAAGCGGTTCAAAACCGTTGTTCTCCAATGTGTCGTTCAGTTCTTCAAAATCAACGGGTTCTTCTCCAATAACGGCGCAAGCGCGTTCGTAAGAATTTACGTCTTTATAATCAAACTTGAACGCTGTTTCTCCAAGAAGATCTTTCAATAACTTCTTGCCGTTTTCGTCAGCCTTATTGTATGCGTTAATCGCGTTTGCTCTTAGAATTTCTATTTTTTCTTTCATCTTGAATACTTTTTAATTGTTCATTATTAATTTGCTGTGCTTTAGCCAGCTTTTTTATTGTTATACCAGCCCGGCGTTGAAGATTGAACATTTTGTTATCTTCCGCCGGGAGGCTTTTAAAGGCAGCGAGAAATGTTTGAATATCCTCTAACTGCTTGTTGCTGATAACGTACATATTACTTCATCAGAAAACGGCGGGAACCCGGCTTGCTGACTAAATACTTCGCATATAAATCGGGGTTTTCATCGGCGAATCGGTTTGCATCGAATTTTTCACTATCCTTTGCCGCTTTCCAAGTTGCAAGAACTTGGCAGGCACCGCCTTTTCTTCCGTAGTCCTTCACGTTAATGGCAAGTGCTTCGGCATCGCCCATGAACATCTTGATATTGCTTTCAAGTTCTTCTTTCTTCGTGGTAAGGTCATTTAGTTCGTCCTTGATTATTTTTAGATCGGCGCAATCTTTGGCAAGTTGTTCGTCTGCCTCAATAACTTTACCGATTATGTGGCGCGGGTTCTTCAAAAGAATATCATCAACATTAATCAATGCGGGTTCCTGGTTCCCTTGGATATTATCTACCCAAAATTTGTCTACCTGCTCAACCGTCCAATCAAAATATTCTTTATCAAAAGCGATGTCAGCAAAATCAAATTGTCGCCCGGAAACTAACCATGCAAGCGCACCTTCTTCGAGTTCGGAAACACCAAGTTGATATTGAAGCTGGGTGAACCAATGCATCGGCAAGTTTTCTTTCTCAACTTCCATTTGAGTTGTCTTACATTCAAGAATACCTTTGTTGCGATCACTCTTTGGCCGTCCGGGAATCCAAAATGTACGATCAGGAGAAACACGAAGATGTTGCTTTTCCTTGTTTACGATCAGCCAATCACCGGCAGAGGCTTTAATGATTTGCTTTCCGGTTTCATCAGCATAGAAAAGGGAAACAGCATCTTCAAGATAGTGTCCGGCCTTCATAGCGAAGTTTTCTACCTTCGGAGCGTCCAGCCCCTTTTTTCTACGCCAAAGTTGATAAGGAGTTTCAAACGGGTTCAGTCCAAGTATTGTACCCACTTCTGATGAACCAATTCCGGCTTCACGATGTTTCAACCACTCTTGGCGGTCTTTCGGTTTAATGATAATGTAACCCATATTAGTTCCCTCCAATAGTCATTAGTTTATCAATAGCAGCTTCCAAATTGGCTTGGCTCATGACCTTTTTAAACGCATTGTTTGGACTACCGTCTTTAATAATGCCTTTTATTGCCTCTTTACATAAAAAAGCCGGGCCATTTACATAAGACGTTGTATCAGCCTCAATCTTTTCTTCACTCACTTCGGTTGCTTCTATGGCAATTACCATGATTGCTCTACCTTCGGGTTTTTCTTCCTGCCATGCATCGGCAAGGTTTCTTACTTCTTCTATATTCATTGTTGTTGTTGGATTATGCCGCTTAAAAGCTGGCGGTTATTTTTTAGTTTCATTGTTAAAGATTTCACCCGTTTTTGGGTCTACATTGGCCGGAGCCGTAGCAGTCTTGGCGGCTGTCGAACGTTTTGCAGCGTCGGCAGCTTTGGCCTTTGCTTCTTCGGCCTTTTTTTGTGCTTCGGCAGCGGCGTTCTTTTCCTGCTGGGGCTTGATGAAGGTTTCTTGAACGGTGGTTGTACCCTCTTTAATTGCGTTCCAAAGAGCCTTTAATTCAAACAGCTTTTCTTTGTCGATTTCTTCGCGCTTGGAAATACCCAAATACTCGCACAACGCTTGTTCCGTTACACCAGCCTTTGCATAATTGGCAATAGCATTTTGACGGCCTGTTTCAAGGTCGATCGCTTGTCCCAAAGCAACCTGTTTAACATTTGCAATGATTTTCTTTGTAACAGCTTTTGGAACAACGGCCAACACTGCATTTCGGAAGGCGATAGACGCGGCAGCGTTCCCGGTAGTTACTTGCATATCATCGGAGAAGGTTTTACCGTATTTGTTAGTGATACGGCGTTTTACTTCTTTCGATACAGCAACGTTTGTTTCAAGGTCATGGCAAACGCCTTGTGCAGTGATGAACCGCCCGTCATTGCCGATGATACGAGTTTGAACGCGGAGATTCCCCCATGCGCTGGCAATGATTTCAGCCATTCTGACAGACAACCCTTCAATAAGTTGTGTACCTCCGTCTGCTGCTTGGCGGCGGAGCGCATAGAAGCAATCTGCAGCGGTTTCCATGTCCATAGTGGCATACGTTTCAATCTTGTTTAGAACGGTTGGCAAATCACGTGGATATTGCTTTGCCGTGGCAATCTGCATATCAACCTCACTCCGGTTAATCGCTTGCAGCATTTCTGCTTGTTTTACTTCAATAATTTCATCCATTTTGCTAATCTATTATTCGGCTTCTTTTAGCTTCCGCCATTGCTTTTGTGAAGGAACCCGGACTTGAACCGGGACGGGTTATCATCCCTACGTGTCATTGCTTGATGATTGCGACATTCGTATATAGCGTCTCCCAATTCCGCCATTCCTTCGTGTACCGCCCCAACTCGTGAAGCGGTGGTTTATGAACAAAAAATTTGTTAAGTGACGCCCTCACGGGTTTATATGGTTCCCGCAAACGCTTCTTCTTGATGATACTTGAAACTGCGGATAGATTTCAACTGCCCCTTCGCTTCTTCGGTATCGGCTTGCTCCATAAGTTCATCAATGCTTGACCAATAGATGTAATCAATTTCCCAAGCCTTTTTGATAAGTTCTCTGTCTTTCTCTGTCATAGTTGTGCCCTCCAAAATCTTATTATTTCCCGGCCAACGTAGAACTTTCTTCCAGTCTCTCTACGAAAGCCGCATTTGATTAAACCTTGCTCTGTATAATTGCGAAGAGTATTTCTATGTATTCCAAGAGCTTCGGAGGCTTGCATTACAGAATACCGCCCGCCTTCGTTTACTTTGGGTTCAATAGTTGTTATCATGCTGAATGTAAATGAATTAATTTGATAAATTACGGTTTTTGTTAATACCTAAATGTGAGAATGTTTCATTGCTTTTTAATCTCTTTCATCATTTCCTTAAAGGTCAATCTTACAAGTACGATACACATAAGAAATATGATCGAGAAGACGATAATTGCAAATTCTCTCATGATCGAAGGTGTTGTAAAAACATTTACAAGCATAACGCCAGCACATACCAATATCAGCACCGAAAGGATAAATTCTATTTTATTCATGTTGTTGTGGATTATAGAAGTTATTAACTTATTCGTCTGATTATAAACGTTGTTCCAAGCGGGTCAGAGCTTATTGTGAAAACTCGATTTTTACCGCTTTTCAACTGCGAGGCCACTACTCTTGCGCGGGCAAGAGGAAAATCAATACAGGAAAATTCCCGTTCTTCTCCAATCGCAATACTTAACAAAGTCTGTCTTACAGAGACTTTTTGAATCACTTGCGATTTTTTTTCTTGTTTCTCTTTTGTTTTAATCATAACTATTATTATAAGCGACCTTTTTTTGAGATATAAAAAATACTGATTTTCAACTACTTTTCATTGACTACAATCGTTATGTCATTCCCTTTATCGGGGGTGCAACGTCGCGTAATTAACAGTACTCTTATAGTGGGTGTGTCCCAATGATAAACATCACTTAAACAATCGCATGATGCAGTAGCGGACGAAACAGCATCTGGGCTATATGATTCTAAATCTGAATCTTTTTCGGAAACCGTAGCACCTACGGCCTTATCAATTTTATCTTTGAGTTTAGTAACATCCTTATCTTGTTTTTCGCGCTTTTGGCTGTAATCTAATACATATACAACCCCTTCATCTTCATTCGTTCCGGGAACAATTTTTTCACCGTAAACGTCAGATATAACCTTCTCTATATTAGAGCGTTGAGAGCATCCGGTAAGAAGAAGGAAAAGCAATACAATTTTTAAAATCTTCATAACTTTAATATTTAGGTATAATCATTTCGGTTAATCCACATTTTACCCATTTGCAGCGGCACAACTGACATTCCCTTCCGTGTGGGCAAGCATTTTTTTCTGTTCTTGAAGAATTTCTTCAAGAAGTTTTTGTTGTCCTTCGATCGTTTTTTGTTGGCTCAATACTGTTTCCGTTAATCGTGTAATTTGCTCAAAGACTTCACGAGGCATTGATATAATTTCAGAGGTTGAAGGCTTTTTTTCTTCTTCCTCAAAAACTTCGCCTTCCCCATTTGAAAGATAAACTTTGCTTACTGAAAAAGCCGTAGTAAGTTTATCTGAAAAAAGTTCGGATAACGGCGATCTGCCATTTATTACATCTGATAGATAAGTATTTTTAATACCCATCTTGTCAGCGATTTCAGATTGCTTTAAGCCATGTTTATACTTGATTGCAGCAACCACATTTTTAAGTCTCTGATTTATTGGCATATACAATTTATTTTTAAAATAATCCGAAAAAACTTCATGTAATTCTTTTATAATCCGAAATAAATTCGGAAATTTGTTGCGTGATTAATTAAAGTCTTAATTAAATCTTTAATTCAAAAAATTAATTGACAAATATAATAATAGTTATGTTTAATATTTATAACATTCCACTGCCTTAGATTTGTCTTATTTATTTGATTAATGATTATGAATGAAAGATTACTACAATTTATTCAATATAAAACAGGTGGTCATCAAGCGGAGTTTGCTTTGCTTCTTGGCTGGGTTCCCCAATATCTTAATAAGCTAATTAAAGGAGAGAATTTTGGTATTCGTCCTGTTATAACTATATTGCAAACTTTCCCGGAGCTTAATGCACGTTGGTTGCTGCTTGGCGAAGGTGAAATGTTATCCTTCAATCCGGCTACATCTGTTATCAAAGATAGACTTCAACGCCTTCTTGAACTCGAAAAATATATGCGAGTTATGAATACAGAAGAATTGAAGCAAGTGACCGAAGGTGAAAATTTAGATTTTCCGCCCGAAACATTTGAAAAGTGGAAAATGCTACTTGAAGAAAAGGACAAAGAATGGCAAGAACGGCAAGCCGCTGCCATGAAAAAACAACAAGAGTTATGCAAACAGAAGAAAGCCGAATAATAATAGGTAGATTCTTTGATGCTTTAGCTCAATTGAAATCAGACAAAAGAATTGGTGGTAAAACACCTTTTGCAGAAAAATATAATATAAATAGGAGAAACTTATATAAACTTGAAAAGAACTACGAAAAAGACATCTTTCAAGTTGCTTGGCTATCTTATTTGGTAAGAGATTATAATGTGTCAGCGGTGTGGCTATTGACAGGGGAAGGCTCGTTTTACGCGGGAACCCTGCAAAATTCCTGCACTTAAAGATAAAGAGGTTTTTAACTTATTGATTATCAGAGTTTATAAAACTTTCTACCCTTGTTTTGGGAGCAGGGGGTCGTGGGTTCGAATCCCGCTACCCCGACTAAAGTCTAAAAGACTGAAAACTAATTAATTAAGATGACGTAGAGCTGATGCAATTTGCATCGGCTCTACGTCATTTATAGCAAAAATTGTGTTATTTGACATTCTTTCTATGCTAATAAAGGAGATTTTTTTATAACTATCTTATAACTGATTTTAAACTCAAGTAATGAGAAGGTCCTTGAAAAAACATAAGTTCATCGAAGAAATGGTAATTAATTATATAACTAAAATCTAATATTATGAAATGCTATTGTAGTCAACACTCCCCTAAAGAGGATAATAAATGTTCGAAAACGTTGAGTTTCTCGGATTATAATTCAAACATTATGTTTAAAGACAATCGAATTAGTCATAAAATGCAAAAGGCCAATATAAATAGTATCTGCCAAAGAACTACTGCTATAGATCCTCTTTGCACCCAATTTAAAGAAAATCATATCATAGAAAAGAGCAAGACCCCTAATATATGGGAGTTTACAGCTTGTGCAATAGATAAAGGAGCTCCAAACACTTTGAATTATATTCCAAATAAAGAATCGGTAGTTTATGTAAGGAATATGATAAATGAAGAAATAGTTACTAAAGTACAAGCCGATAAAGAAAAAATACCATACTCGCCAATAAGCATTCATGAAGTAAATCGTGTAAAGGTGCTTTCTAGAGATGATAATCAATTATTTAAAGATGTAAAGTATGCGCCGGGGCTTTCCAGAGATGAATATCCGTATGCATCTACAATTGAAGGTGGAAGTGATGGATACTGGGCGTATGTCCCTGTGCATGAACAATCAGTTCAAGGTGGTAAACTACAAGGATTATATAAGAGGCTACTAAGCAGTGGATCCTCAGAGTTTGATGTTGTTCTAGCATAA